CTTTTGTTTAGATGTCATTTAAAATATATAGATTATTAAATTTATATATATTTTTTGCTATTTACTTTTTCTTATACGTATTGTTTTTTTTGTGTTTTTTTGTTTTTTGTTTGACGTTTTTTTTGTGTTTTCTTGTTTTCTTTTTTCCACCTACTGTCATTTGGGATGCGTTCTTCATAGAGAATCGTGAGAGTGGTTGTATCCCTGTTAGACCCGTGCGCATAGTTCCTGGAATTTGTATTCTATTGTTTTGTGTATCAACTTCATCTTCTATTTGTAAAATTGTACGCTTATACAATGTATGTATGTGATCCTCTTGAAAGAAATCATTATATATGCTTGTATCACTAAGGTAAGGTTTTAAAAAATCATAATACTTTATAATGTATTTTTGATTTATTTTTTCCATTTCGTTTGTATTTGGATTTTCAATATTAATAGTATCAATTGTGATATATGTTTTAATTAAACTGATATGTTTATTCAAATGATATAAATTTGTAAATAAACTGATTTGTTCTTTTATTAACGACTTATCATAATCATTTTCATTAATTTTACCATTTCCCCAGTAATCTATGTGTAAATTATCAATATTAGATATTAATTTATCTATATTAGCTTCTATATTAGCTTCTATTCGTTGTTTTGAAATTGTGTTAACTTGTAAATTTGCTCTAACTGGTAAAGTTGCTTTAATAGGATTACCCGTTGCTTTAGAAGCTGTTTTAACTGCTGCTTTAACTTGTGCACCTCCGCTTGCAGGTACAATTTTACCACTTGCTTTATCCTGTCTTGCTTTATCCTGTCTTATTTTAGCTAATAAACCTTGTCGAAAAAAATCATTTGGATTTACTACGGTTGGATTTCCCAAATCAGTGTAATAATTATCAACAATATCATAAAGTCCTCCTTCTTTAACAGTTGAGTTACCAAATAAATTAGTTGAGTTACCAAATAAATTTTTTAAATCTTCTATTTTTTCATTATTTATAAACTTTACTAACAGATCATTCAATATATTTGGTTTATCTTTATCTTCGCTCACACTTAGTGTAAGTTCATTATTATAATCTAATTTCTGATTTATTAATAATAATATAAAGTTACCTTTATTAATTAGTTTTTTATTAGGTAAAGTTTTATTAGGAAAAGCACCAGTAATTAATATTTGATTTATTTTCCACAGCAAAAATAATTGTTCAAAAGAATATTTCAATTCTAATGTTGAGTTTTTTTTTTTTAACATAAAAGACACTTTTAATAAAGCATTAATCGCTTTTGCTTGTCTTTGCTGTGGAATTCTACCTAATGGATCACTTATTCGACTAATGCGAATTATATAATTATCATTAAAAATATCAAATATTCTTGAATATCTGTTAACATCTCTTCTTCCTATTTCTATCATTTTTGCTGAAATAGCAGCTTCTTTTTCTTCTTGTGCAAGTTTCATTTCAGCTGCTTTTGAAGGTTCAGTTGGTGGGTCGTTTATTACTAATGTATGTCCATCATTACTATAAACAATACTTAAATTGCATAAACACGCAAAATTTGTTAAAAATGTATCAGACGTACCTGTAAAACTGTCAATACCATTAGTACGATTTATTTCATTATCTACTACACGTGAAATGTCACCAAATTTCTTAACACACAATAAAAATGCTTTAATAAAACTAATATTATCATCTACCCAAACAGTACCAGTTCCAATTTTACCAAATAATTTACTAGCTACTTCCATAAATGGTCTACACGACTGTTTTTTGTCCTGCAATTTTTTCTTATTGAAAATAGAGTTAAAACAATCTCGAATTACGTTTGTAAATGTGAACATATTTAATACATCTGGTAAAGTAGGTACCATATCTAAATTGGGAATTTTTATCCAATCACTTGTTTCACTTGTACTATTAAATGTTTTACATTGGTCATTTATATTTTTCATATCTGTACCATCAAAACTAAAATATTTAAAATATACATTTGGATTTACGCTTCCTGTGCCTTCTGCTCCATACATTATAACCCCTACTTTTATTTGTCCAGTATATATATACATAAAAGGAAGACAAAACTTTGCACCAGATTGGCTTGAACCGCTGGATGAACTTGAATCCAATTTTCCTGATAATTGTTGTTTTTCACCGTTTATTGCAATACTCTGGTGTAATCCACGTTGACCACAATCAAGTACATAATATTCACTTTGTATTCCAGTAAATTTTTTTATTATAGAGCCGTGCGTTTTGTAATCACGTTGTTCTCTATTAGTGCCCTTAGGTATATGATAATTTTTGAAAAAATATGTATATCCTGGCATACTTTCCACATTATTATTTTTCATTTGATTATTTATCATTTGATTATAGTCACCTTTGTATGGTGGTGGCAATAAGATTTGTTTTTTATTTACAAGAAAATCTTTGTTACTAGATAAATTTCTATTTAACATATCATTTAAATCGTGCACACTCGAACCAGTGGAATATATTTTCCCATTTGTATTCATATCTGTACCAGTTCCCAAATTTGTTTTTTGTATTAATGTTCTAATACCATTTGAATTTGATTTTATTATTGCACCACGACCACTTAACCCATCGTGACACGCATCTGCTACGCCGTGATAATCGAATAAATCAGAAAAGTATTTTACATTTTGTTCATCTGTATTTAACATTATTATTTGTGTATCCGGGTCGGGTACAAAAATTTTCTCATAAGATAAACCTTGTTTCTTTAAAGGAGGACTATTATTACTAGGACTATCCCTTTCTCTTTTATCATTCATTATACTTGTATATAATATACATTCATAAAAAAAAGCGTAAAAAATACAATAAAAAAAAGTTCCGTTAAATTATATGCAAACTACAACCACCGACGGAAAAACATCACCAAAAAATATAGAAATCAATCAAAAGAAATTTCAAAAAATGGTATTTTTATCAAATGCGATTGATGATGGATGGACAATAAAAAAATCAGGAGACAGTTATATTTTTTCTAAAAAACACGAAAACAAAAAAGAAGTATTTCAGAAAACATATTTAGAAAAATTCATATTATCAAATCAAGACATAAATACAATGCACAGCATTTAAGTTCGGTCCTCCATTGATTCGCAAACGTCAACATAATGTTGGTGTTTGGGTTGTGCGTCATCATCGTCATCATCATCGCTATCAAAAATATCAAATAATTCAATGTCTTGCCAACACGGACATTGTGCATTTCCATCCCATATATGTTTACAATTATCACATTGGGTTACTGTTCCATTATACAATTGCTCAACCGTATCTTTATCATACCCTGGATGCAGCATTTCAAAAATTTCAAAGTCGGTTTTCCCCAATTCTTTCATCCAATATACCCATTGTTCATAGCACTCTTTACACGTCCCCCAATCCCCACCCACTCCCCTATTACGATAATTTAGCGTATTTATAATTTGGCACTGTTTACATATTGATTTACTACACATATAACAGTTTTGAACAGACCCATTTTTATTGCAACACCCGCATTTCATAATTTATAAAATATATTAATTGTGATAGCATAATCAATTTTTTAATTGATATTAATTACAAATATTTGCTCCTACGTGCTGTAAAATTAACAACCGTTTAATATGCAGTTAAAAACATACTATGCTGTAATATAGATCCTAAATAATTTAGGTGAAACGAATTTATTTTAATTTATTTTAATTTTCTCAAATTCTTTTCTTTAGTAACTATATAAAATGGGTGGTGCTCTTATGCAACTTGTAGCTTACGGTGCTCAGGATGTCTTCCTTACTGGAAGCCCTGAGATTACCTTCTGGAAAGTGTCTTATCGCAGACACACAAACTTTGCCATGGAGTCGATCGAACAGACTTTCTCTGGCCAAGCCGATTTCGGCCGTCGTGTTACCTGCACAATCAGCCGTAATGGTGATCTTGCTTACCGCACATATCTTCAGTTAACTCTTCCCGAGATTAACCAGAGCGTCCACTCTAATGATGTGTACGCTCGCTGGTTAGATTTCCCCGGAGAGCAGTTGATCTCTCAGGTTGAGGTTGAGATTGGTGGCCAGCGCATTGACCGCCAGTACGGTGACTGGATGCACATCTGGAATCAGCTTACTCTTGCCGCCGACCAGTCCGCGGGTTACAAGAAGATGGTTGGCCAGACCACACAGCTTACCTACTTAATTGACAAGGATTACAGTGCCGTTTCCGGTGCCTGTGCCGCTACCGGGGCTGTTTCCCAGGTGTGCGCTCCTCGCAATGCCCTCCCTGAGACCACTCTTTACGTTCCCCTTCAGTTCTGGTTCTGCCGTAACCCCGGTCTTGCCCTTCCCTTAATCGCCCTTCAATACCACGAAGTCAAGATTAACATCGACTTCCGCCCCATTGGCGAGTGCTTATGGGCTGTCGATAACCTTACCTCTTCCGGTAAGTCTGTCTCTGCCGCTTACCAGCAATCCCTTGTTGCCGCGTCTCTCTATGTTGATTACATCTTCCTTGACACTGACGAGCGCCGCAAGATGGCCCAGAACCCCCACGAGTACCTCATTGAACAGGTTCAGTTCACTGGTGACGAGTCCGTTGGTTCTTCTTCCAACCGCATCAAGCTTAATTTCAACCACCCCTGTAAGGAACTTGTGTGGGTGGTCCAGCCTGATGCCAATGTTGACTACTGTGCTTCCTTAGAGAACTCTGATGCCACTGGTTTATGGTCTCTCTATGGCGCCCAGCCTTTCAATTACACTGATGCGATTGATGCTCTTCCCAGCAGTCTTGAAGCCTTCACCACATCTGCCGGTGCTTCCGACTTTGTTAGCGGAAACCTTTTCGTTGATGGACCCGTTGATGTCAGTGGTGGTTCCACCGGTCCCTCCGTCGGTGATGCCGCCAGTTTCGTCCTTGCCGAATCTGCCCTCGATATGCACTGCTGGGGTGAGAATCCCGTTGTGACTGCCAAGTTACAGCTTAATGGCCAGGACCGTTTCTCTGAGCGTGAAGGTTCTTACTTCGATGTTGTCCAGCCTTTCCAGCACCATACCAAGAGCCCCGACACTGGTATTAACGTGTACTCCTTCGCCCTTCGCCCCGAGGAGCACCAGCCTTCGGGAACCTGCAATTTCTCTCGTATTGATAACGCGGTTCTTCAGCTTGTTCTTTCCTCCAACACTGTTGCTGGTTCCGCCACTGCCAAGGTACGTGTCTACGCCGTGAACTACAATGTCCTCCGTGTTATGAGTGGTATGGCTGGTGTTGCTTACAGCAATTAAGTTGTTTGCATAATCATTTGCATAAATTAAAAATAATTTAATACTATAAATTATTTTTAAAATTTAGGAATTTCCCACACATTTTTTTTTATATTATGATATTATATAATGTCTGAAAGTAGCAAGCGTTCTAAATCCAGAAAAAAACCTAGTAAAAAACCTAGTAAAAAATCAGTCAATGCGAAAAAAACACGTAAAACCCGCAAAAATAAGGTAGGGGGTGAACCGTCGAAAGAAATGTCGAAAGGAACGTGTTTTGCTGCGAATATTGGTGTGGGGGTGATTGCTATTATCCCAATAATCTTTACGATTGCGGCTATTGTCGCGTCTGATGGTGCGATTAGTGGCGAGGGCATTTTAACGAGTGGATACGATTGTGATACAATTGAAAAAAATGCGTATAAATCACTAACACTTATCGGTATATCAACCAACATCCTAGAATTGAATGAGGAAAATGGTATATACCAGGGTCATAAATACATCAAAACCAATATCGTGTTAGATACTTATGTCAATACCGGTACTTCAAATATATTTGCGAGAGTTAATGAAATTTTTGGCATGAATTTTAAAACTGAAACTGATAAGACACCTTATACATTAGTACACATTAAGAAAAATGGCTTGACTGTAAATAAAGATGAATATTATTTATTTGAGAAGAAGGATGGTGAACTATATATAGATATTCTTCGTTCAATCACATTTACACATATGAATAGATATATATCTAAATATGGTATAATTAGTTCTAGAAAATATCATTTAATAAAATTACTTTTAAAAACTGACCCCACAAAAGTAATCGTCGAATATTCATCGAGAAAGATTTTAGAAGACATAGTTTCAAAAATGCGCTTTTCAAGACGCGAGTTATTCCAATCCGGATCAACCATTGATAACATTTATAAATTAGAAGATAGCGAAAAAGTAATGTTTGATGCCGCACTAAAATCGAAAGAAAAAGCTCATGCTAAGTATATAGAATACTGGACTATATTTAAAAATGCCGCTGAATATGCTTGTGGTACTGAGAAGTATAAACATAGAGCTGTGTTACAAGCTGCTTGTAATACCGTCACTGAGGGCGTTCAGGAACTAAATCGTAAAGAATTATCAGAATTATCAAATAATATAAATAACATTATTATAGTTCCAGCGTACGAAATGGATAAATTTGGAAAATATTACAAAAGCAAGATTGAAAAAAAATACGTAAAGGAAATACTTAACGAAATTGATTAAAAAAATATAGCTAAGTTTATATAAAAAGTAGTATGAGTGAGTGTCCAATATGCATTGAAACCTATAATAAATCTATAAAGGCGAAAATATGTTGCAACAATCCATCTTGTAATTTTAATGCGTGCAAAACGTGCGTTCGTACATATTTAATGAACTCTACTGCCGATTTACACTGTATGAATTGCCGCAAATCATGGGAACAAGCATTTGTGATTATAAATTTAAATCGTTCTTGGTTTGTAAATACATATACAGCGCATCATAATAATTTATTATTTGAACGCAATAAGGTTCTTATTCAGGAGACAATGCCTGAGGTCGATACATATATGGAAAGAAAACGACTTCGTGTTAAGAATTCTCCAAAAATTAAGGAAATTAGAGAACAAATCAATAATAAAATGACCGAAATACAAAATATACTTATTTCCCAGCGAAAACGCGAGGATGAGGCACGAAAATTTTATCTTGAAACATTAAGAACACTTCGCCAAGAAAATGATATCAATCGAGTCGATATTCACACTGAAATATACGAACTTCGCGAACGCAAAACTGAATTGGAAAATGAGTGCGGAATTGAAGCCGCCGATAAAAAACGATTCATAATGCCGTGTCAAAAGGAGGATTGTAAAGGGTTTCTATCTACGCAATATAAATGTGGAGTGTGTGAAACACAATGTTGTTCCAAATGTTTGGATGTGTTGGCAGATGAAACGAAGGGTGAACATGTATGTGATGAAAATCAAGTAAAAAGTGCTACCCATATCAAGGCAACCACAAAACCGTGCCCTAAATGCGGAGAACGGATTTACAAAACAGAAGGATGTAACCAAATGTGGTGTATATCGTGTCACTGTGCATTTGATTGGATAACTGGTCGTATTGAAAATGGTACCGTACATAATCCTCATTATTTTCAGTTTCTTCGTGAAAATAACACAGGTGTTGTACCCAGACAACCCGGAGATGACCCCTGTGGAAATTACTCGATATTATTAAATTCCTGTGTTAATTACATTGGTCGTTATTTATTTAGAGAAGAAAATGATAACAAACGAAACCTGTTTGACTATAATACACATTATCATTTATATGCCGAGTCATTATGTAATTTAACTCGTGTTATTTCACATTTTGAAAATGTTGAAATGACAAATGCACGTGCGCTGTTAATTCAATGTGAAAATGTAATACCTGAGCGTGTTAGATGGATTGTTAAAGATATGACCGAAGACAATTTTCGTATTTTTATAAATGATAAAAATAAGCGGCGATTGAAATATACTGACTTACTTTATATTTATGAACTCATTGTTAATGTAGGAAAAGACATCATTCAGGGACTTTTGATGAAAATCACAGATAATAATATAAACATTGAGCATATCACTTTAAGGGATAAAATCAAACATACTCCAATTGAAGTGTATTTGCCACTGTTTAAGGAGGCGTATGACGAAATCGACAATTTTATCAGTTACTGTAACGACCAGTTCAAGATTATTAGCATGTCACATAATTGCAGTGTTCATTGTATATTATCTGACCGCACAACAACCCGACGTCGGTATACATCCAGTGGGAACTTTCAGACCCACCCTTGTTGTCATTATAGAATTCGATCACAGAAATCAAACATTAAGGTTGTAAAACATATGATGTTGTCAAATAAAACAGCAAATGACACATCAAATAAAACAGCAAATGAAACGGCAAATGACACAGCAAATGAAAAAACAGGTTAAAACCAACAAAACCAATTACATCTTTTTTTTTTCAATTTAATAATGTCACGCGTACCGTGACACACAAGACACGCATTATCATCAATACACTGAATACATACTACTTTTCCACAATATATACAATTCGTAAGCTCGTGTGTTTGTAAACAAGAAAAACATTTTTTTGTTTCCATCCTGTGAGATATTTTTTTAGACGATGTTCGTATTGCTCCTCGTCTATTATCTATATTGGTTGGTTGTCTGAATTCGGTCGTCATTTATATCTATATACAATTCCATTAGAATATATTTTTAAATTTAATTACTAACTCTACCACTTCTCAACGACGACAGTTTGGGATACTGAAATGCATCCATATTAATAAATACAAAGGCATACTCTTTAATATATACGAGCATATGGTCAATGGAGTTTACTTCCATAATAAAATGAGTGAAATTATGTTCATCTAAGAAGTCAGCCACAGGCATAGTATGTAAAATTCCCGCATAATACTGGTCCGGTAAAGTATCTCTCAATGAATCGTTTAAATGTGTTTTACCATTTGCACCCGTGCCCCACAATACCACATTGTTTCCTTGTTCAATTGCATTGACGCATTGTTGTTTCGCATAGATATATTGTTCTTCAAATGTATTAAAAACCATAATATAATATATAACACAACATTATATTATTTTCAAATCAATTTTATTTCTTGTTTCAC